GACAAGTTCTTATAATTGGTTTTATACAACTTCTTGGCCTTCAAATATGGTTCCTACTGATGTAGAAACCGGTAATTTAAACTCAACATATGCAAGAAGACTAAATGTGACATCAATAACATTACCAGGTAACTCAAATACAACGAGATTTAATCCATTTTTAACTTTGAATAATACATATCCCGCATCTGAATTTACTTTATCTGCACCATTGTATTGTCCTAAAGGAAAACATATTGGTGTATACGCTGTAGAGAGATGTACTACTTCAATTTCAACAGGTTATATTGAAATAAGCCAATATCAATATGGTTTAGGTGGTTCAGGATTTGCAGCATCACCCATGACATGTAGTGTATTAGCAGATATGAATATGGATACGTAATATTGTATCAATAATTTAAAAGTAATATTATTTATTTTAGTTAATATTACTTTTACATAGATAAAATTATTGTTATTGAGAGAAATTAATTAATTAAACAATAAATCAAAATATATTGTTATAATGATTACATTTTATCATATAATATTTTCCATAAATCAGCTAATTTCTTTTTAGATTCATTACTATAATTATTATTATTAACATAATTATTTATTTTTTCAAAAAATTCTTTTGTATCATTATCTTTATATAAATAATCCAAATAATATTGAATATTTATCAAAATATATTCTACCTTTATATTATTAATTAGTAGTATTTTGCAACTTTCATAACCACTCTTTTTATCATTTATATAAAAAGAACTTATTGAATTATACATTTCAATATCAAAATTTTTTGTTGTATCTGAAAATAATTTCGTGTTCTTTTGTTGTAATTTTTTATTGTTTTTAAATTTATGATATAGTGCATTAACATGTAAATGATTATTTTTTGATTGATAATATTTTACCATATTACTTACACACTCCAATCTTTCAGTATCATATTCATATGATTTTGACCAATATAATATAGCTTCATCCATTTTGTTAAGTGTTTCATACATATTGCCTATTTTGTAACAAGCATAATATTTTTCTTGTTCCCAATTTTGTAAAGTTAATACTTTTTTATACCACTCAATAGATTTTTCTAACATATTAGCAGTCATATAACTTTGCGCACAATAAAATGCATATCTTGATTTAAGTCCCATTTCTTGCTCTTCTTCAAATGCTTTTTCTAATAATTTTGCATCATCTAAATATTTGTCTGGATTTTTATTTCTAGAACCATCATGACCAGGTTGTATATAATAATCACCTTCTATCAATAGACTCCCATTTAACGGTTCTAAGCAACTCAAACATTCATGCAAAACACCTTTCCAAATCCATTTTTTTCTATTATTAATTAAAAATGGTCTATTGTATATAAATGTTGGTCCAAATGACATATCATATCGATCCAATAATAATTTATCTGGTAAAATAAGATTACCACATATTTTGTCATCGGCATCAAATAAAAATATATAATCGGATTTATTATATGCACAATCTAATGCCTTATTTCTATTATATGCAAAATCTCTCCATTCATGTTCAACCAACTCACCTTTTATATTTTTTTCTTTAAAAAAATCTATAATAATTTCTTTTGTATTATCTGATGAGCCAGTATCTGAAATAACCCAATAATCTAAATTTATATAACTACAAATATTTTCTAAAGTTTGTTTTATAATATGACTTTCATCTTTTACTATCATGTTAAGACATATTGTTTTTTTTAAAATATTATTTGTATTCATTTAATATTTTAAAAAATTTATATTTAAATACTTATATTGATTATTCTATTTATGATTATTCGCTTTCTTTACTTTCTTCACTTGATGTAATAATTTCATAACTGCAATTGTCATTTAAATATAATCTTTTGAAAAAATTAGCTAATTGTTCTTCAGTACAATCTCCATAATTATAACATTTCATTTTATCATAATTTCTCTCTTCTAATTGTTTTTGAAGTTCTTCATGTGTATATTTATTTGTTAAATATATAAAATCAGTTCGGGTATCTTGATAATACGATTTTATTTTTTCATTATCAATTCCATCATTAATAATACATATTTGTTTATCATAATCAAAATTATAATTGTAATTACATCGTTTATTTGTATAATTATCTAGTTTCCATATTTGCACTGGATTATGTAGATGTTCTGGGTTATCAAAGGCATCTAATGCTTGCATTTTTTCTTGAACTTTATTTTCATTGTAATAAATCGGTGATATAAAATGTGGTCCTATTCTATTAATTTCATGGTTCCTTATATTAGAAAAATTATTTCCATCATCATTTATATATTGAATGTATTGAAATTTATTATTTTTTGCTACCTTATATTTTGTACACGTTCTAAGTAAAATTTCATAGTCATCACAAATAGGTAGAAATTCTGAATAATTTTCACATTCATTTAATACACTTCGTCTCCAAATTCTCGGATGATTTGGACAAGATACTAAATGTGATAATGTATTATTATTGATGTGTGGTGTTACATACACATATACCCATTTATTATTATATTTTTGCATATAATATCCTCCATATCCAAAACAAAGAAAGTCACCATATTTTTGATTTACCATATTACGCGTTAGATTTATTGCTTCTGCATATACAAAACCAATGTCATTGTCTTTTTCAAAAATATCATAAGCATCTTTTAAACAATCCGGTAAAATTTCATCGTCATGATCCATTTCTAATACATATTTTCCTCTACATAATGCATTTGCTTCATTTTTAACATTACCTATATTACCACTATTTTTGTCGCGTCTATATAAACGCACTCTATTATCATGAGACAATTTGTCTTTTAGAAAATTAAAATGATCGTCGGTTCCTGTATCATCCATAATTACCCATTCCCAGTCAGATAGATTTTGTTTTTTGATAGAATCATATGCTACATCAATATATTTATTACTTTTATAACAAGTAGTAAAAATAGAAAAGATTGGTCTAGTTTTTTCACGTTTTTTCACTGTATTATAAATGAAACAAAAATTAACGGTTTTATTGAATTCATCTATATTTTTAACGCCATCTTCTGTTTTGTGTATCCATCGTTCATGAAAACGTTGTACTAAAAAATTACTCAAATAGAGATACTCTTTTTCATCAGGACCACAAGTAATTAAAATTTGATAATTTGGATTGTGTAATTTATTTAAATCTTCTACAGAATCTGTTATATTGAATGAACAGTTGTATTTTTCCATATTAGATTGAATGTAATTATCTATTACATTATGTTTTCTGTGTCTAAAAAATATGATATTTGGATATTTCATTATTAATAAAACTAAATTATTTTTTTTAAGTATTATTAATAATTTATTGTTTAAATGTATATTTAGTATAAATTATATATACACTATATATAAATGTCGTTTACTAGATTTCATGACGATCCCTGTAGAATAAAAAAACAATTAGAAATATCTACAGGAACAGGAAGATATATGTTAGATAAACCTGGGTGGGGGGATAAACCTTGTTATATGGAAGATCCTTACATGAGATTGCAACAATGGGGTGCCAATCTTAGAACAAATACTGTTAATATTGATAGTGATTTAAGAGGTTTAACACGCACATTAACAAGAGATTGTACTGAGAATTCATTTGATAAACACGAAGTAAATTCTAAACATAAGATTTATCCTGATTGTAATCCTTTTACAGAACAATCACGTGCTATAATGCCTGCGTGGACTGTGAGAGATTTAGAACAAGTTAATTTTGATATTTTACCACTTAATCCACAAGAAAATGTTTGTATTCCTTTTCATAATAATCTGAGTACAAGAATTTTAGAAAAAGACTACCATAATTCTAAAAAAAATAGTGAATGTAAAAATTAATTAATTCATATTAAAAATAATAATATAATAATTGTAGTATATTAATTATTATATAATATTTATACTTTATATATAATGGCAGAACTAGCAATACCCTTAGTAGCATTAGGCGGTATGTATATTATGGCAAATCAAGATAATGAAGATATAAAAAAAAAACCTATTGAAAATTATAGTAATATGGGTAAACCAGTAAATTATTTACCAAATACAAAGAAACCAGCTGTTAATTACCCTGTATTAGAAAATGTTAAAGATACAAATGTTAAAAAATACTATAATCCAAATCAAACTACTGATAAGTATTTTAGTGAGAAAAGTTATATGGAAACCGCGAACCAAAAAAGTAATTGGGGTGTAGGTGGTAATATCAAAGAAATTAATTCTATGTCTGGTAATGTAATTAAAAAAGAAAATTTTAAACATAACAATATGGTTCCTTTCTTTGGTGGTAAAATTAAAGGTGCTACTGTTGATGCTAATACCAGCGAAAGCATTCTTGATAATATGCAAGGAACTGGTACACAACAATTTAGAAAAAGAGAACAAGCTCCTTTATACAAACCTGAAAAAAATATGCAATGGATGAATGGTACACCTAATATGTCCGAATTTTTGTTATCACGTGTTAATCCTAGCATGAAAATGGCTAATATTAAGCCATGGGAAGAGCAAAAAGTAGCCCCTGGTCTGAACCAAGGATATACTACAGAAGGCAGTAACGGCTTCAACTCTGGTATGGTTGCTAGAGATACTTGGTTACCTAAAACTGTTGATGAATTACGCACTCAAACTAATCCCAAAGTTACATATGGATTAAGTGGTCATGAAGGTCCTGCTAATTCATTTATTAAAAATGTTGGTAGACAAGGTGTTGTTGAGAAAAACAGACCTGATACTGATTATAAACTTGGTAAAGACAGATGGTTTACAACTACTGGTTTAGAAAAAGCCCAAACTGCTCGTGGTATAGAAATGTTACAAGATGTAAATCGAACAACAACAACAACTGAATATTTTGGTAGTGGAGGTAACGATGAATCATCCGCATCATATGTTATCGGTAAACACGAAGATGCTAAACGCTCAATTTTACAACCGAATCCTGTTTCTAATTGTGTTGCACAAGGTCAATATAATCCTAGTAAAAATGACTATGGTGTTGAAGGTTATAAACCTTTACCTAACAACCGTGTTGTAAATCGTCAAGCTGATGATTATGGTATTGTTGGTGGAATGATGAAAGCTGTTGTAGCTCCTTTATTAGATGTTGTCAGACCTTCTAGAAAAGAAAATGTTGTTGGAAATTTACGTCCTACTGGTAATGCGACAAGAAGTGTTCCTATGGGACAAGTTTATAACCCTCTTGATAAAACTAAAACAACTGTTCGCGAAACTACTGAAGGTAAGTTAGACTTTAATCATCTTAACTATGAAAATCAAAAATCAGATGGTTACTTAGTAAGTAAACAAAGTCCTATTGAAAACCAACGTGATACTACAAATACATCATACACCGGTAATGTTGGTACTCAATATGGTGATACTTCTCATGAAGCAACTAGTAATCAAAGAAATAATGTAAATAAGACCTATGTTAATAGACCTAATCAAGGTGGAACACAAATGTTCAATCAAAAAACGTGTTTATCCAATATTAGAGACGATGATGCCAGAAATAATAATCGTATGTGGGTACCAAATAACGCACCTAGTATTGCACCATCTACTACGACACATGGTAAATTGAATGTGCCACAATATACCGATCAATGTAATAATTGTGAGCGCATTTCACCTGATATTTTAACTGCTTTTAAAAATAATCCTTATACTAAAAGTTTAAATAGTTGGGCTTAAATTTTATATATTTTTTATTAATATTGTATTAAAAATACATAATAATACAATATTAATGGAATTAAATATTCACGAAAATATTATACAAAAATTAGATTTCTTTATATCTAATCAAAAAATACCGAACATTATATTTCATGGTCCCTCTGGTAGTGGAAAACGTTTTATTGTTAACCAGTTTATAGATAAAATTTATGAAAATAATAATGAATTTATGAAAAATTATGTTATGTATGTTGATTGTGCACACGGTAAAGGAATTAAATTTATTCGAGAAGAACTTAAATATTTTGCAAAAACTCATATTAATTTTAATAATGGTAATTTTTTTAAAAGTATTATTTTACTTAATGCTGATAAATTAACTATTGATGCTCAATCTGCGTTAAGACGTTGTATTGAACAATTTTCACATACAACACGTTTCTTTATTATTGTAGAAGATAAATACAAATTATTAAGACCTATCTTATCACGATTTTGTGAAATATATATACCAGAACCCACTATTAATAACAAATCTATCAATTTACATTGTTACAATTTAGAAAAAACTTATAATCTAACATCTACCAAAGATAAAAGATTATTATGGTTAAAAAAATTTTTCAATAAAAATACAATTGACTTTAGTAACATTATTAATGTGACTGATGAATTATATGAAAAAAGTTATAGTTGTTTAGATATTATGGATTATATTAACAATCATATTCCAAGTAATGAGAGAAAAGATAAATTATTGGTTGTTTTACAAAAAATTAAAAAAGAATTTAGAAATGAAAAATTATTAATTTTATTTACATTAAATTTCTTGTTTTTACGTTGTGATGACTCTTTAGAAAATATTTCATTTATGTAAAATGGATGATTACTCTATTACTAGTTTAACTGAATCAAAAAACGAATGGTGTATAAGATTACTTAATTTAGTTACACCATGCGTTGTTGATGGTCTTAAATCAATTTTTAAAGAAGCATGGTTATTGTGCAAAGAAAATGGTGAAGAATCCAAATATTTAATGACTTTTCAAAATTTTCTAAGCAGAATTCCCAAATGGAATCCTGAAATTATTGATCAAGAAAAAGCCCGTATTATGAAAAATAGTTCATGTGATTATCTAGATGATCTTATTACATGTGTTCATATTGTACAATTAAAGGCTTTAACATGTGTTAGAGTTGGTCAAAAACAAAAACAAATTGATATTGATGTGCCGTCCATTAACGATTTTATTCATAAGATTTATATCAATGTTGCACGCAAAGTTTATCAAAACATTTACTTATTTGAAAAAGATATTCCTGCTTTACAAATTCAGAAAAATAACAGAGAACTAGAGTTAATTATTAAAGAATGTATTTTAAACACTATTAGAGACTCAATTCCTGTAGAAACAATTTTAAAAAACTATTTAGACGAAACTAATGAACAAAATGTTGAAGTTGAGGAAACTGTCATCGAAGAAAATGTTCCACAAGAAACTGCTTCTGAAGAAACTGTTCCTGAAGAAACTGTTCCTGAAGACTCAAACCCCAATGAATCCAGTCCTGAAATTGAAGTATCTACTACTGAAGATGTTCCAATTGAAAAACCTACTATTGCAGGAATTGTTATAAAAAAAACATCACATGAAAGTTCTAAACACGAAGAACCAGTTGTAGAGGAACCGATTGTTGAGGAACCGATTGTTGAGGAACCGATTGTTGAGGAACCGATTGTTGAGGAACCGTCAATAGTTCATAAAGTTGATACTGAAACTATTAATGTGAATACTGAAAATACAGAACAAGAAAATACAAAATTAAAATTCTCTGATGTAGATAATGCTATTGATACAATGGGAAATAAAGAAAATATTGAAGCTCCAAAAACGATCGAACGTTTAGAAAAAATTTCTATAGAGAATGATATTAAGCGAAAATTAGAAGAAGATGAAGATGAAGAAGATGCTTTAGAAATTGGTAATGATATTGAATTAGATTTTCAAGATGTTAATGATCTAACAAAGAAACCGATAATAAATTCAGATATTATTTTGTCTGATGTCGAAGTATTAAGTTAATTCGTTAAACTATAAATAAGATAAAAATATATTATTTAAATGGAGGGAAATATATTTTTTGTATCTGCAATTATTGCAATTGTATATTTTTTAGCTCGTTTTGTTGAAATGAGATTTATTACAAGAGAATCAAAATCGTTGAAATTATTATCAAAAGATAGTTTTGTTGTATTCTTAAGTACAGTTTTAGCAATATTTATTTTGAATCAATTTAAATCATGTAAAAATATTATTGTCAATAAATCAGCCGAAGCATTTATTGATAAACCATCTTTCTAATTCATAAATATCAAACTCTACTATTTATGAATTTATACATAACAAGGTATATTATCTATATTAATAATCGGTGTGTTTTTATTTATTTTCTTACGATTTACAATGTATCTTTCAAAATATTCATTATTTAATACATTATGTGGTGTATGATTATGTACGGTTCGCGCAATCATTTTATATAATTTAAAATCTGGATATCGCTCTTCACCATTCGATTTATATAATATATTTCTCTCTTTGTCATCAAAACACCATGATAATATTATTCTTTTTATTGGAGAAGTTATTTCATCTTCTTCTTCATCATCACATAATAAATCATACATAGAACAACCTAATCTGCATAAATCAAAACTCATATTTGGTTCTAATCTAGGTTTTTTGTTATTAAAATATGGTTCAAAATTATATTGTGTAGCTGCATCGCCATCTGGGTGATAACTATCACTACACATTAGTTCGCCTCTAAATTTATATATCGCACGTCCAAAATCTATTATCTTGTAAATCTTACCATAAGTTGGTACTTTATAATGTTTTCCATTTATTTTGTAATATAAATATTGTTTTTGTGTTTCAACGTACATTATATTATTTGTGTGTAAATCGTTGTGTGTCATATTGAATGTATTCTGATAGGTAATTAATATCATTAATACTTGTAAAATTACTGATTCTAATTCTTTATCTGATAACTTATCTTCCATAAGAAGATAATCTAATGTATTATTACAACATTCACTTGCTATCAATAAAATAGGGAATTTCTCAATTGTAGAATATAACTCATCGTCTTCTACATATGACGAATCATCACTGTTACATGAATCAATGGTATTATCACTATTTTCACTAGAACAATCATCTGAATTTTCTACTTCTTCTGTTTCTGTATTTTCACTACCACTATTTGTATTGGAAGATCTTGATGAACAATTAGAATTATTTGTATGATTAGAATTATTGAGATTATTAGTCTTAGATTCAAAAACTAAATTCATTACATTTTCATTTGAATTATTGTTATTTATTTTAAAAATATTATCCAAATCGGATAAATCACTTATATCTTCTAATGTCAACTCATGTAGTGTATCTTCTAATTCTAATTTCTTTTTATAATTTCTAGTATCATAATTTACATACTCTTCATGCATTGAATCATCGATTGTAAATAATATATCTTTATTTTTATGAAAAAAATCTGAATCATTTAAAACTTCAATATCTTCATAAATATTATATATAAATTTATTTTTTATTGCTAAGAACGAGCCATAAAAATCAAGTCCATTAGTAAAATTATGTTCATGTAATAACTTACTTGATAAATATGTAAATAAACTTTCAATATATGCTGAATTATTTGTATCTAATGTTTTAGCATATAAATTATCATTTTCTTCGTGTTTAGGTAAATCAAACAAATTACTACTAGTATCATATTTCCCAGTCATATACTTCAAAGGATCCAAAATTGGGCTAAATTTGATGAAAATATTTTTTTCAATCAGATTTTTAGAAGAATCATTTATAGAATAAATATTTGATGTATATTTATTATTTGATAATTTAGAATTTATATCATATAATGTATACTTGTTATTCAAATTTATATTATTATAATTACTATTATTTAAAGTAAAAAAATTCTTATAGAGTGGAATATAATTTTGACATTTTTGTAAATTTGTCAAATCATTTTTCTTAAATGTTTCAAATAATAAATCATTATTATTTTTTTTATAAAAATAATCAAATTTTTCCATTGTTTCCTAATAGCAATTATTTATAAAATAAGTTAGTTATTTAAACTAATTTTCTTTCTATATAACAAAGTTTTAACAACACTCAAATATGACTTTA